ACATTAGACGAAAAGAAGTTAATGAAGAAGTGGAAGGAAATGGATATACAAATACTGAGAGGGTTTACCGCAATACACTCAGTACTACCTAAGACCCGAGTAGCTATATTAGATAATAGTACAGCGGGAATTGAATGTATGATGCACGAGGTGCCGATGATAACATACGGCCATCCAGACTATCATTGGGTAACTAAGGATATGCGTTCACCTGTGCAATTAAGAGGTTTCATAAATGACCTTAGTTGGTATGATAAAGAATTAACACGAAAGTTTTTGTGTTACTATATTTTTGAATACCTTTGTAGCGATATAGATACTACTATGAATAGATTACAAGAATTGCTTTAATGGATAAAATAAAAGTCAGAAAGAAGAACGAATCTTTCTTAGAAATACTCACAGAACCATCTATAGAACAGGAATTAGCTGAACATTTCTGTTTCTTTGTGCCTGGTTATAAATTTATGCCAGCATATAAAAATCGCATGTGGGATGGTAAGATACGTTTATACGACCTAAGAAAGAAAACTCTCTATACAGGTCTGTTTAAATACCTATACGAATTTGCAGCTGCCCGATCTTATGATGTGGAATTGGATAATAATTCTACTTATGGTATGGCAGGTTCTAAAAATCTTGTTGATATAGAAGCGTTAGTAAATGAACTAACTTTGACTGCAGGTGGTAATAAAATAGAACCCCGTGGATATCAATTAGATGCGCTTGAACATGCACTTAGTAATGGACAATCGTTACTACTATCCCCTACAGCTTCTGGTAAATCACTTATTATTTACATGGCTATTCGTTTCTTTTTAGAGGCGTCTGATAAGAATGTATTGTTAATAGTACCCACAACATCTCTTGTAGAACAGATGTATTCTGATTTTGCAGACTATTCTCAATTTGACGAATGGAATGTGGATGAAAATTGTCACAAAATTTATGCTGGCAGAGAGAAGTATAACATACAGAATAGAGTGGTTATTACTACATGGCAATCAATATATAAAGAAAAAGCAGGGTGGTTTCAGCATTATGGTATGGTGATTGGAGATGAAGCGCATTCATTTAAAGCTAAATCTTTGACTGCTATATTAGAAAAATGCACCGAATGTAAATTTCGTATGGGTACTACTGGTACTTTGGATGGAACACAGACACATCAATTAGTATTAGAAGGCTTATTCGGCCCTGTACATAAAGTAACCACTACTAAAAAGTTAATGGATAGTAACGATCTGGCAAAATTAGATATTAATATATTACTACTAAAATATGCAGATGAATATTGTAAAGTAAAGAGGGACTATCAGGCTGAGATGGATTTCATAGTTAAGTATGAACCAAGAAATAACTTTATTTCTAATCTCGCTATGGACTGTGAAGGTAATACACTCATACTTTTCCAATATGTTGATAAACACGGAAAACCTCTACATAACATGTTACAAGAAAAATTTAAAAAGATGGATATTATAGAGAGGAGATTATTCTATGTCAGTGGCGAAACGGATGTCGACACTAGGGAAGAGATTAGGGCTATTACTGAAGGACAGGATAACGCTATTATCGTTGCTTCTATGGGTACTTTTTCAACTGGTATTAATATTAAACGCCTTCATAATATAATTTTCGCGAGCCCATCTAAGTCACAAATTAGAGTATTACAGAGTATTGGTCGTGGCTTAAGAAAATCTGCAGATGGGATAAATACTAAAGTATATGATATTGCAGATGATTTACATTGGAAGAGTAAGAAGAACTATACCTTGGTTCATGCGGCAGAGCGCATTAAAATATATGCTAAAGAGAAATTTAACTACAATGTGTATGATATAAATATATAATATGGAAGACCTTAATATTAGAAATTTTAAACTTATTAATGGTGATAATATCATTGCATTAGTGAGTAATAATAACCGAGACAATTATATGATTGAACGGCCAGTTGCTGTTTATAGTACTATGGTCGGCGGTTACCAGTTCTCTCCATGGTTTCCTTTCTCTGAACAGAAGCAGTATTCTATAGACAAACATAATATTATAGGTGATTCTAGTGTTGTGGAAGATATAAAGAAAGAATATATTAAGTATGCATTAGCTAAGAAAGAACCACTCCCACCACCCGAGTCAATGGAAGCTATAGTAGAGAGAATAACTAATCAGATAGCTAATAAATTTGAAGTAGAAGATGAGTATGATGAGTATGACGACCACATCCAGAGTAAAGAAACTATACATTAATTATAGTATACCTCTATCCCCCCGGACGACTAATATATTATATACTATTCAGCCCTATTTGTCAACCATTTTGTTAAAAATATTTAAATTAAATTAGCTCTTTACATTGTCACTCAAATGTGTTATAATATACTAATTATGGAGGAAACCCAAATATGGCCAAGTTAAAGCCCAAAGAAAAACCACATTACGTTAATAACAGAGACTTCTCTGAAGCAGTCTATGATTATGCTAAATCCGCACTTGCTGCTCGTGAAGCTGATACAGATGCACCTATAGTAACCAATTATATTGCTGAATGCTTTATTAAGATTGCGGAGGGTCTATCTCACAGACCGAACTTTGTAAGATATACATATCGCGAAGAAATGGTTATGGATGCAGTAGAAAATTGTTTAAGAGCTATCAGTAATTATAATATCGAAGCTGCCACTAGGACTGGTAAACCTAATGCATTCTCATACTTTACACAGATATGCTACTTCGCCTTTATTAGGCGAATAACTAAAGAAAAGAAACAACAAGACATTAAGTTCAGATATATTGAGAAATGTGGAATTGAAGATTTTGTAGCTATGGGTATGGATGATGCAGGAGCAGAACAGACTCTACAGTACGTTGATACTTTAAGACAAAGAATTGATCAAGTGAAGACTAAAGACGCTAAGATTAAAGAATTTGCTAAAGAAGAAAAAGAACGTGAAAAACTAGAATTATTTATGGTATAATATATGAAAGTAGCTATTTTAAATGATACCCATTGTGGGGTAAGAAATTCGTCAGATATATTTCTAAAGTATCAAGAAAGATTTTATGAGGAAATATTCTTTCCGTATCTAAAAGAACACAATATCAAAAATATCCTGCACCTAGGAGACTATTATGAACACAGAAAATTCGTTAACTTTAAAGCACTTAATGCTAATCGTAAGCATTTTCTTGAGCCTATGCGTGATGCAGGGATTACCATGGATATTATACCCGGAAATCATGATGTGTTCTACAAAAACACCAACGAACTTTGTAGCCTCAAAGAACTGCTAGGGTATTTTACAAGTAATGTAAATATTATAATGAAACCCACTGTGTTGGATTATGATGGACTTGGAGTCGCAGTTATTCCATGGATTAACAATGCCAACTATGAAGAATATACTAAGTGGGCTCTTAATTGTAATGCACCTATTCTTGGAGCACATTTAGAGTTGAAGGGGTTTGATTTATTGGCTGGTGTTCCGAATCCACACGGTATGAATGCAGATATATTCTCTAGGTTTGAACTAGTACTATCTGGTCATTTCCATACAAGATCGAGCTCTGGTAATGTTAAGTACTTGGGTTCACAAATGGAGTTTACATGGGCAGATGTTGACGACCCTAAGTATTTTCATGTTCTTGATACAGAAACAAGAGAAGTTACCCCTGTGCGTAACCCTATTACTATGTTTAAGAAGGTAATCTATGACGATACTAAGACTGATTATAGCAATGTGGATGTATCTCAATACGAGAAAAAGTTTATTAAGCTCATTGTTATAAATAAAAATGACTTGTATATGTTCGATAAATTTGTGGATAAATTACAATCTATTGAGACATATGAGTTAAAGATTGCAGAATCATTTGAGGAGTATATGGGAGACAGCGTCGAAGACGAGAAGGTCTCGCTAGAAGATACTACCGAACTACTTGATTCCTATGTTGAAGCAGTAGATACTGAACTTGATAAAGACCATATCAAGGTTGAACTACGCAAATTATATACTGAAGCACAAAACTTAGAGGTAGTATGATACATTTTAAATCATGTAAGTGGAAGAATTTTTTATCCACCGGCGACGAATTCATTGAAGTAAAACTAGACAAATCACCAACCACACTTATTGTAGGCCAAAACGGCGCTGGTAAATCCACATTATTGGATGCATTATCATTCGGTCTGTTTGGTAAACCCCACCGTGATATAGCCAAGATTCAATTGGTTAATTCAATTAATGGTAAGAAAGCTATAGTAGAAGTAGAGTTTGATATTGGTAATGCAGAATTTAA